TTATACTTGTTGATTTTTGGCTAAATCCAAATTCGCCTTAACCATGTCTTGGAGCACTACTGGTACATCTTCTATTGAACGACGACCAGATAAAATAAGTTGTACGAAAGTTACTGCGAACGCTTTTTTAATTTTATTATTCAACGTATTACCTCCTCTGGTTATTATATTAAAGTAAATAGTACCTATCTTTAAAATTCTACTTAAACATTCTGCTGTGATATCACGAGCTGAATCAGCCCTGCAATTGTCTCTTTATTATCCAGATCAGCTTGTTTTAATATCTCAATTTCTTTTCGGAGCTGTTCCTCGAAAGTTGGCTTAGGGCTCGGTGCTGGAATCTTTTCGAAATCACCTGTATCCGGATGGAATTTACTCCCTAATACTTCGTATCCATTAACTTCAATTACTTTATCACCTGCTGGCGCTTCAATACTCTGTGATACTGCGAATATTACGCAATCATTATTATACTGAGCAAAATATTTCATATAACATCCCCACCTTAATTAAATTCTATGACTTCAAAACTTGCAAAAATATAATAATCTCCGCCTCTTGCATGAGTGAATTTGACTTGCGTTGGGCTTATAATGCTGGCCATATGGCTATCATCATCTCCGTAAGTTATTAAGTTCAACATTGCTTTTCCGACATTGACAGGTGCAATATTTACAATACCGTCAGGCACATTACTGGAAATACTAAATCTTTGTATGCTTTTCACAGAACCAGTCTCCTTTACACTATTAATAAGTTGTCTTAATTCATCACCTATTGCCTTTACCGCACTGGGAGTAGCTGCCTGATCTGTAGCTGTGCTCCCGGTAGATGTATTAAGTTGCACAATCCCCCTAGCCTGTGTGGATGCAGAAGGCAAATCCGATGCTGGGTGACTATGCTGCTTGGGAGCAGCGTACTGATCTGTATACTTCTTGGCATTCCCCTCTGTTGCACTCCATACCGCTTGCTTGGCTGCCGTAACATGGATCTCTGTGTTGCTGGCATGGTTGTCTAACGCTTCCTTAGAAGCAACACCGTTTCCAGCCGGGTCCTTTTTGATATTTTCAACCTGTGCGGCCAATTCCTGATCGTTAGCATAAAGGGTATCAATCGGTCCATTCAGGACGTCCGCATGTCCTTGGTCGGTAGTAACAAATCTGCGTGGTTGTTGTATGCTCATACTTTTTATCCTCCTTAATAGATGTCATCAATTTCAAAAACAAATTCCATATCACTATCCTTGATCTTATTGCTCATTGTACGGATAGCCGTCAGCTTCCCCGCTGAATCTACCAAAGCCAGCTCATTAATCGTCTCACCCGCCAATTCATTTTCTGCCAGTGAGCAAGTATATCGAATTGTTGCAGGAGCAATAAATTCAAAGCTCGTAATATCCTTTTGAACCAGTTCCTTTTTCAACACCTGTTCTGTTCCATCCAAAGGCAGTGGCTTCCCTGCTTGATCCACACCTCCGCTACCAAACGACATTTTCACTACTTTTGTCAGCGTTCCTCCCTCAGCGCGGGCACGAGCCATTTGTTCCCTTGCATATGCAGTCGTGACTGTCAAAACTTGTTCTGCCATACTTACCATCCTTTCTATCTTAAAAATAAAAGTTATATTTGTTTAGATTGAAATGACTTTCTCGGTTGAGCTTAACATCTGACTACCGTCAAGCTTCATACTTCCATCTAACTTCCAATAATGGTCTCGAATTATCATTTTTCCTTCCTGATGATGATCCATTCGATGCTTGATGACTAGTTTCGTATGGTTTAAATAGCGCATAGGTTCCTCTGTCCACCCGGACAAAGAAGCTATTCCGTTCAGTAACTCGACACCATCTAAATACCATGGCTTCCCACCAAAAAAGCGAACTCTTGAACGTAATCGAATACGAGAAACCATTTCATTCTCATGAAGAAATGCAAGCCTAGTTTTGTTATTCATATAAAAAGCAAGATGAGCAGGCTTAATATCCTCGATGATCTTTTTGAAATCAATCATATTTTCAGGGATTCTATTTTCAAAGCTTATACCAAACTTGTACTCAGCCGGATAAAAATCTACTTCCCCATCGACACCAAATGAGTTCATGATTTTCCGTATTAAATCCCCTGAAAATTTGCCACTCCCACGAAGTTTTGACTCCACAACGGATCGCCTCTGTTCCAGCGGCTTTTCCAAATGGATCGGGATACTCAACTCCATTTCCCAGCGTTCAAGCCCCCAAGTGGCGGAGCGAACAAAAAACTGGGCTAACGTGTCATCTAGCGCAAGGTATAGAGCATCTAGTTCGCTACCCTTTGCATCCATATCGACGTGCATAACACGGGATGCTTCGTAATAGGCAGGAAGATAGGAAAACAGCTCCGGTCCCCGCGAACTGAACATTCGTTTACTAAAATCATCCGTTACATCTTGGATAACAGATTCTTTTTTTTCGTCAATATCCATCCATACTCACCATCCCCAGTTCTACCTCCTGACCGAATTGAATCGTTATAAAAGGATTGCTTTGTCTGTTCATTTTCAGCTTGGAGAAACCCATTATAATCAGATCCGTTCTTTCATACATGCTCGCTCCTCCTTTGAGTACAGGCATTTTTGCTCTCTGCTCTATACCGTTTTTTTACGAAAAATAGAGCTATACCATTTAACCGGTTCTCGCTGTGCACTGGAAACCTCCATAGATGACGATTCCTCTACGTTATCCAATACCAGATCAGAACGATGGGACAAAATCATTTCCTCCACTTGTTTACGTTGTTTTCCATCTAAAGCGTAGCATCCAATGATAGCTGCTATATTACCTTCTCCCCGGTCATAGCGGGTAACACAAGCATAAGCACAAATACGCAATTGAGTCTCTGTTAAAGCAGTCATAGTTATGACCTCACCTCTTTTTAAATAAGAATTTTGCTGCTAAACAGGAGTCAGTACATGGTTATTTTCCTGTGTTACCAAGCATGAGCTGGGTCAGCGTTACTTCGAGATCTGCAATGCGCTGCTTCAATTGATCTGTCTCACTTGGCTGTTGCTCTGCTTTTTGTGTCAGTTCCTTAATCGCTTCCTCACTCAATCCTTCACTCCAAAATGTCGTCGGGTCTCTTCGTTCTGGAATCGCAAAAGCCGGAGCAGAATATACCGGTTCATCCCCACGTTCGTTTTCCGGCTTGCTTTGCCATTCATCATATAGCTTCTGAAATGAAGCTTGCGATTCCTTACTAATTTTCTCGTACTTCTTTTGTGCCTCAATCAGAGTTTCGTTATATTCTGCTTCATAGGTCAACCAGCCTTGAATATCAAACAGAGGATGATATAAGCCCGGTGGAACTGGAATACCAACCGTATAGCCAGCAGGGCTGGTTTCTGTATTCTCTTCATCAATGGCACTCGATTTATTGGTAGTACGCACATAGATGTCTTGTTGCTGGTCTGTGTCAGATAGTATGAGTGAAGATGGAGCATAAAAAGGGACGATACCCGAAAAGGCATCGTCCACTAGCTTGTCCTCCAGATAGAGGCCATCTGTATTTACTTTAGGTACTGCTTTCATATATTATCCTCCTTAAACTTCTGCTATAAATTGAACGGCATCTAAACGTATCCAACCATAGCCCCCTCTGCCTACTACTTCAACACGTCCGTCAGAGGATATTGCAATTACGGCAGTTTTGTCAGCGGACACCGCATCAGATGCTGCGCAGGTTAATACCGTTAGGATTTTAGGCCTGTATCCTTCCGGCAACCTAAAACATGTGACGGTTGCATTAGAAGTCGGTACCTTTATTGACCCGTGCATCTTAATAAGATTATCTGACATTTTAAGGTACTGAGGCCACATATCCACTGAGGATGTTTCTGCTGTAACGCCATTAAGCAACGTGGGTGTAATCCAGGAAGGGCTATCCTTGTCCGCCTTTTTGTTCTCCACCACAGACAGGCGCAAATTTGCTTGTTGCACGCAGTCTATCAAATCCAACAGCAGTGTCTTTTCGTTGGCTGCGTAGATTCCTATGAACGGCACAACGGGTGAGAGACCAACCATAAAGTACGTGACACTGTAGGCCGATACTCTGTCGCTATCCGATGCATTCAAAAGTTGCGATAACGTACCTGCACTCGTGATCCATCCGACGCCCTTAGTCCATCTTGTGTCTAAGACCCCATCTTTGTATACCGTCAACGGTTGTATAGACCTGTTCCTGAGCAAGCGCGCGCTAAAGCTGGCGTTATTTATGTTCATCCTGTTGCCGAACATAGTTCCTGTCTCCATAAATACGTCGGCAGGCTCGCGCAACACAATTCCCGTACCTACTTCAACCTGATTGTCTCCCGCAACGAACGTTAGTTGCCCTTCGGATATGATAGGCTCTGCTGTAGGCGTTGCGAGTTTGTATACGAGTTGGTATGCCGACCAATTTCCATATCTTACGTACGACAAGGATGTTATCGCTGTTGTCGGCAAAGTAGTTACGTACAGCGTTGCTGCGGCCCCGTTCGAATCGTAGATAGAATCAAGCGGACACCACGCCTTCCCTACTGCCTCATTGTTAAACGGCTTACTAACGTCTCCTTGACCAGCCAAATACATCTTCCAGCCCATAAAATACGCCTTTATTTCGTCTGTTGTAGGTGTGTAGTTATCTCCCCATCCACTGTCTGCGCTAGAAATGGACAGACCCACAACACCAGATTCTGGGCTAAGGTGGGATTGATCCGGCCCGCTTAACGGGAAAACATGCTGAACCAACTTACCGTCAAACTTTGTTATCCTCTCACTGTCAACCATTCCATTAGTGGCAGGTATCCGCACAACTTTGTAGCCTGCGGCTGAATCGAAGTAACCCCAGGGTAGCGAGCCGTCAAGCGTCATACTGTGCCAACGTTTGCTTTTATAATATTGCCCATCACGTTCAAACACTGTATCAGCATTAGCCCCTGTAACTGGATCGGCGTACAGGTCTGTTTGCAGTGCCAGCATGGAGTCTTCATGCTGCTTGAATGGTTTGGCAATACTGCCGATGTTGAACATAAAGTCTGAAATCGTTACTTCGGCAGTGGATGTGCCCAACAAGCGGATCACTACACCTTTAGTACCTGCCGGAACTGTGAATGTATAAGATATAATTCCACTACCTGTTACATTACCGATAACCGCAGTCTCGTTTTGCATATTTACATGTATTCTACCCGTTGCTCCACTCGACTGAGCGGAAACCGTGTAAGCCTGACCCGGAACTAATGGGTAGATGGAAGATATCATTATATTCGAAGAAGAAACAACAACATTTCGATTATCTTTAATAAGAGGTGTTCCGACCGTAGCGTCCCAAGAATAAAAAGAGTGTGGGGCCAAATTCTCCCCGTACCGGACCGCGTATGGATTACGCACAGGCATTACACTATCTACATAAGGATATTTGTTGTCAATTTGATCGTCGGTCATCGTTGCTAATGCTGCATATTCTGCTGCAGAAATCTCATAGATACGCGCAGCCTCAAAATAAGAATACTGTCCTACAGTACCCTGTGTTACCAAATCTATGTTAGTAATAATATCGCTGGTAGGTGCCAGCCTAAACCAAGCCGTAGCAAAGTTAGTCTTATCCGTAACTACAACTTTCGATTCTACCAGAGCATTCGGAGCCGAGATTCCTGCATCTATAGCGTTACCTACTTTAGCTCTTACAATTGCAACATAGTATTTCCCAGCTAAAAATTTAAAATTACTATAAAACCCCACTCCAACGGTATATCCAGGCTTGATCGTTACTTTTAACGAATTAGGCATTGTCCCTTTATTCAAAGTATCTAGCGCTATATCAGCTTGATACGGTGTTACCACCCTTAAGCTACTCAAATTCCCCCATCTTCCCAACAAATTCACCAACGTACGCCCTCTCATCCCCGTCAGCGAAAATGGGGCAGCCTTTTCCGCATGAACCATCTGTACCCCAGGTTCGAGAGTTACCGCCTTACGCTCCGTCGTATCCAGACGCTTCTTGATCTCATTTACACCATCATTCACATCACCTGCGAAATCATCTACAGAACGCCAGTTTTGGTCCAAATACTTCTCCAGATCAAAATACGTGGTTTTGGGCGATGTGCGGTCAATTTGATTTAAACCAAGATTTGGTGTTTTTTCGCTTGCCATGTTATGCGCCACCTCCTAAATATCTATCCTGTGTTGTATGTTCATTTTCATAGAGGGTCATAGACTCAACTTCAGCAATGGTCAGGTAGCGTAATTTGTACTCCACCGCCATATGAGCGGGCTTGATCTCCTCAATGGCTGCTTTAAGATCCTCCACGTTGGGCGGAATCCCGATGGTATCGATAAATTTGACCGTAAATCCCCATTCGGCGGGATGAAAAGTGACATCTACCGTGCCTCCGTCATACGCTTCAGCTACATTTTTGACAAGCCGGCCGGAAAAGGTTCCTGCCCCTCGCAGCTTCGATTCCACCACCGCACGCCGTTGGTCCAATGGCTTCGCCAGGTCGGTTTCGATCCCCAGCTCCATTTCCCAGCGTTCCAGCCCCCACGTGGCGGTACGTACGAAAAACTGTCCCACCGTTGCATCCATTGCAAGATACAAAGCGTCCAATTCGCTTCCTTTAGCATCCATATCGGCACGCATCACACGTGAGGTTTCATAATAGGCAGGCAAATAGGAAAGCAGCTCGCGTCCCCGCTCGCTGCTCATTTGGCCCACTGTATCTCCCGCTATAGTTACCCGATTAACAAAAGTGTCACTACGGTTTGCACGTTTTCCCTGGTCTGGGTTATTCAATAAATCTTCAAAACTGTTCGTTCCATTGTTACTCACTGACGCTCACCGTCCCCAGCACTGCCACCTGACCTGATCCAATCTCAATATTCTGATTGCTCTGTCCATTGATTTTCAGTTCAGAGAAATCAATAATAATCGGAATGTCCAGCAGCACAGCAGAAATCCGGGTGTATCGTACCAACGGGTCTTCCTTGTAAAAAGCAAGCTGCTTCAAATACGTCCGCACACCGCTTTCGATCAGCTTTTTGATTTCATCCAATGTGGACGGCTTCTCTTTGGTACGCTGTACCTTGACTGAGATGTTAATTTCCACTTCTGTCGCTGGCATGATCGTCACCACAGGACCCGCTGGTGCCAGCCCTTCTCCTTGCCCATCCTGCGTCGGATCAATATACTTTTGCACCGCAGCCACGATATCCGGGCTGGCTGCTCGTTTGTCCGTATCCAGTACATATAACCCCACTGTTCCTGGCCCTTTCCAGAGCGGAACAACTTCTACGCCACCCACTCCAGCAATTTCATTCGCCCACTGGGTATACTGCGCCTTGTTGCCGCTTGTGCCCTGGTTCCGCACCTTGGCATAAAAACGGTCCAGCAACAGCTGGTCGCTCTCAACGTCTGTGCCGCTTTTTGTTTCCTCCGTATTGATCACAGAGGCAACCCCGCTAACCGGAGTTGCCATCACTTGGATGACACCCGCAGGCACATTGCCGCTACGCCCGGGATTGACCGCCCGAATAGCTGCTTCCCCGGCACCTTGTTCATCCAGCGTGACCGATGCCGTGGTCGCATATTCAATGGAAGCTTCCCCGGATACATCATCTGCCGGGGTCGCCACCAAGGTTCCCGCCGGGACAGTCGTTCCCGCTGTGCCCGTGAACGTGACCATACCTGAAGCGGCAACCGCTTCTCGCCGTGTCACCCCATGCTCTGCTGTCCGCAAATCCAGCTCCGGCGAGCGAAAATCCGGGTTGTCGCTGGCTGCTGTGCTGGCAAAGCCACGTCGCAGCAGCTCCTGCGCCCAAATTGCCGCTTCGGATAGCATAAAAGCCACTGGCGCCTGCGCATCCCAAATAAAAGAGCCCTCGGACTTATCCATGTCCGAAGGCACTTTTTCCAACATCCGATTTAAAATTCCCTCTTCCGTCTGGTCTACCAAATATTCCGGCAAGTCTGCCATTAGATCACCACACTTTCCACAATTTCCGTTTCATCTCGCACGTTCGTAATCTGGCAGCTAAAATGGCACGCCTCACCTTCCCAGCGAAACGTGAATTGATCCACACTAGCCGTACGTGCATCTGCTAGTAACGCCTCCGTGACCATGCGTTTAATTTCACTTTCCTGCACACCGTGCCCATAGCTGCTACCAATCAGCTCCTCCAGCTCGCTACCATAGTCAGGTGAATAGATCACATGCCGGTAGCGAGGAGTGCGAATCGCTTTTTCACACCACTGTACCCAGGCTTCTTTCTCGCCTGTAGTCACGATTTTACGGCTAGGGCTCATAACAAACTCACCAGCTTCAAAATCAAACCGCCAGCTTCGACCAAATACTGCACGGTTATTCTCCAGTACATCCGGGTCGGTCATATCCGTGTCTGTCCAAGTCATATCATCTGTTTCGGGAAATAAATTAGCCACGTCCACTCACCACCTTGCACACGACCACCACATCGTTACCGCTATTCACCCGAACCGCAAGTACACGATCTCCGGGCTTGAGCCCTTCGTTCAAACGTAGATTCACATCCTCCAGCTCGTCTTCCCCGATATAAAAGGAAGTTTTCAGCTCTTTGCCTTCCCAATTTTCCGATTCAACTGTGGTTGAGGTGCCTTTATACATATGACGTGGTACAGACAGCAGCCCCGGCAGCTCGGCGACCAAATAATCCTGAAGCTCATGTTTAAAATCGTCCAGCTTGAGTCCCGTGGAGGTGATCGTTCCTAGTACCGCGCCTACCCCACTCAGTGCTTGCTTGGTATGCTTATGAAATGAAGATTGCAGCGCAGTAGCCAAATGCCCATAGGGGTCCTTATTCAAGGTAAAACCTCCTTTTCACATCGTCATACGTTCCGAGCTCCAGCGACATACTGCCAGGATTGCCCAATTCCCTGCTCACTGAAATGACCAACAACTTTATGGAGCCTAACATTACCGCGTCTCCTGCTCGGATCGTGTTCATATCCGGTGCATTTACTGATATCGTTTGCTGTATGCCTCTCAGCTTACTTTTGGCCAACTCACGTGCTGCTGCACCAGACTTGACTTCGTCATCCTGCACGATCACCTGAAGTGTCCCATATTTGGCAATGTCCTTCTCCTCAAGCGCCATCACCTTGGACGGTACCTCATTGCCTGATTCACTAGCCGCCGTAGCCAGTACCTTTACTCTTGTGGCCGCACCTTCCAACGTACGGGATTGAGTTGTATCCGTGACTCTCTCCAGAGCATACACATCTTTGTTCGTTCCCAGCTCGTACAGCTCCAAGCCGGAAGAAATCATCCGTGGATGATACAGCTTTCCCCCCGCCTTTGCCGTTTCGCGCAGATCTCCCAGCATCATAGAATAGATGGACTGTGTGCGGTATACGGCGCGTCCCAGCGTTTTTTTCGTATCTGGCAATGAAGCGATTTTCAGCTTCCAGTCCCTAGCATACTTCTGAAAACGCTGAGTAGCCGTCTGCTTGGCAGGAAGTAAATATTCATCTTCGGACTTGTCCAAATACACCGTACGGTCATATAACGTCAGCGTCATACGTTTGAGCCCGTTGTTAGAGGTTTCTACTTCCCAGATCACTGCAGGGGACAACAAGGGAACATAATCTTTTTTACCATAAGGAATTCCGCTAACCCGGATCGACATCCCTGGAGAAATCGGCGGCATATCCGACGTAACGACCAGATTGACCGTCCCCTGATAGGCGATTTGCTCCAGCGAATCCCTCAAATTAATGTTCTCCACAAGCGGCGACAAATCATATTTATCCTGTAAAATGACTTTATAGCTCATGACAGCACCAGCTTTTGCCCCGGTTTAATTGCATTCGGATTTTGTCCAATGACCTTTTTATTAAGCTGATAAATGCGACTCCATTGGGAGCTATCCCCCAACTCCAGCTTGGCAATTTTGGACAAGGAATCCCCGGACTTAACCGTATATGTTTTTTTCTTTTCTTTCATATCTGTGCGGGGCTTTTTGTTGACCGCAGCCGCCTTACTTCCTGTGACGCCAGCTTTTTTGGCAACTTTCATATCACTCCAGGTCCGCAGTGACAGATCAAAATTCACATCCCCATACTCGCCGCCGCGAAAGATCGAATTATGAGATGCCACAATTACTGGCACATTCACGGCTGTCTCCGTAATAATAAAACGTAGCGGGTTCTTGGATAACAAAAAGCCATTCAACGTGTTCATGGCCTCCTGAGGATCAGGGATATCTTTGTATGTGCAATACGCTGGGTTGTATTCTTTCGGAAAAAAAGAAGAGAAGGAGATTTCCTTCACCTTCTCCCCTTGTGGGAAGTCAAACTCCCCATAGGATAAAATCGTCGTTGTATCAAATCCCTTTTGCCGTGAGATCGTCACTTCCTCAGGATTCACCGGAAACTGAAATTTTTTCCCCTTACCATCCGTCAAACTAAATTCCATCTCTTTCCTCCTTCCCCATTGCTACCATCTACTCCATTACATAGCTCCAGCGCCTGCTGGCTTGGTATTCTGCGTTGCACGCAAAATTTCAGCTTTGAGACGGTAGCCAATTTGCGTAATAAGCCCATCCACATCCAGCTTGTTCTCATGTACAGTGACCTGTACAGCCCCCGCAGGAAGATTGAATTGGTTGGTGGTTTCCGTTTTAAAATCCTTCAAAAAGCCAGACAGTGTTCCCATTTGTTCAGGACTGATCTGAACTACTTGAGGTGTCGGATTACCATTACCTTTGCCTTTAGCTTTGGCTCCATTATTCGCATGAGCCGCAGTATTCAGTAGTGGGTTTGGATTGACTCCCTGGTTAGCTATAGCCATCGGTCCGTAAGGATTAGGAACACCTTTTGCACCTGGTTGCGGAGGTCCATACATCACTTGAGAGCCGGGTGGTAACCCCGGAAAAGGTGGCATAGGTGTTAATGGTTTGGTAGCCACAGCTACAGCAGGTTGAGGTGGTATAACAGGTTTAGGTACTTCAGGCGGCTTAGCTGGGGCTTTCTTGGGTTCATCTTTTTTACCAAAAGAAAAGAAATCAGAAAAGCCTTTACCGAAGTCTCCAGCCTTATCCGAAAGCCAACCTGTGACCTGGGAAGCTTTTTCTCCAAGAAATTTACCAGCGGACTTCGCTTTGTCCATCATGGCTGGACCATAATCTGAGACTAATCCGCCAATTTTACCTCCTATCCAATCACCTGCCATACTCCCTAGTGTAGAGCCAATAACAGTACCTGCTCCTGGAATCACTGAACCTACAATACCACCGACGGCTCCCAATACTCCCCCGCCTATAGCAGAGCCTACAGCTTGTGAGCGTTCTTTACCAGGAGCGGACTGAGCGATATTCATAATATCCATCCCATAACTTAATGGCCCCATTAGCTTTTTCGCGCCACCTTTTAAAAGGTTCTTAAATAAGCCTGATCCAGCTTCCTCAACCGCGCCAGCAGCACTACTTGGGTTTATAATGCTAGAAGCTGCGCTAGAAACTGTATCTACGACTGAACTGCCCCCACTGATAATGTTACCTATCACTCCTTTACCGCCTTTAAAAAAATCCATTCCACCTTCCAGCATATCTCCAGTACCGCCGAAACTTTCAAAAAGTTCACCAGTAACCTTGCCTAATTCTGCTCTGTTCTCCCATATTTTTTTCGCACCATTAGCTATTTTTTGTCTTCTTGTATTTCCTCCTGCTGATTTGACCTTACCCCATTCCGTTTTAAATGCTGCTCCTTTAGTTTTTAATTCAGAAAATCCCTTCATGCCTTCGCCAAACTTTTTGACACCCCCGAGGGTATCTTTAAGATTTTCCAAAAAACCCTTTGGCTCTTCTTCTTTCGTCCCACCACCGATCTTCAGAGAGCCTAACTTAGTACTTAAATCCGCAATAGCGGCCGTATTGGCCTCTACAGCAGTAGTATTTGCTTTCAAAACCGTACTCAGATTGTTATCAGACTTAACCGGACCTGCTTTAGCAGTGCCGCTATTCACCTTCACATTTACATTCCCCGAAGCGTTAATAATCTGGGATTTGACCCGATTAATCTTGTTCAACAGATTATCCAGCCCTTTGGAGGCCATATCGTTCAGCACAATTTCCGGGGCCATGCGAGTGCGGCCGATTTTCAACACACGTCCTTGAATCCGCTCAAAATAGCGTTCCATTGCGCGCAATTCTCTGTTCGCCTTAATGACGTTTTTAGGATCAATCACAAGGTTCATGCGGTAATTTAATGCTTCTGCCATCTATCATGTTCACCTCCTTGTTTATGCTTTTGAAGCTGCTATGCTATCCATTTCCTGTTCGGCAAACGCCAGCAGCAGCATGCGCTCACCGCGAGGAAGCCGCCAAAAGTCTCCGGGGCGGAGGTGGTGCCGGACCCACAAGTGGTACAGCATCGTCGTCATTCCCCCGGAGCTGATTAGTTTTTTAGATCAGCAATCTCAACGCCAAAACCGGACAGTTCCAGCACCTTATCCCCTACTGCATCCAGTTCACCCGCCAGCAGCATACGGCGGACAGACTGTTCACCACCGGACAGCTTCAAGCGGCTTGTAATCCGGGGATCGCCCCAACCGTTAAGGGACAAGCCCTTCACTTCCAGCTTGCCGGTAGCTTCCGAAATCAACAAGGCGTTGAACGTTTCAGTATCTACCTTCTCATCCACTGCACCCTTCACGGTTCGGCGAATCGTGCAGCGCTCACGAATGCTGTCCACCTTGCTGGAGGTCAGGCCGTGCAGCACAATTTTCATATCAAGGCGCTTGATACGAACCGTTTCCTCCGGTAGTTTTTCAGCGGCCTCAAACAGACTGTCCAAAATTTGTTCTTCTGTCATATTCTCATTCAAGCTCATAAGTCATTCTCCCTTATTGTTCATTTGTATTTGGGGAACGGAACGCCTCACAGCATCCCATTCCCCGTTTTCCAATTTAGTTTGCTACAATCGGATCTAGCAGCTCATAGCCTTCAAAGGTGAAGGTCGTTTCTTCCTGTACTTCTTCACCTGCTGTCCAGTTGGCCAGTTGGATTTTGTCAGGAGTACAACGAATAAGACGAATACTTTCATGTCCAAAGGCTTCGGGATCATCCAATTTTGTAATAATCTCAAAACGGTTAAAACCGCGACGAATCATATCGGATGTGACCTTGTAGCCACTCATTGTTCCCGTCCCTTTTTTGATACCGCGCTTGTGCACCTTCCACTCGTTGCCCACGAGATTCAGCTCGCGTTTTTCCATCTCTACGCTAGCTTCCAGCTTATTGATATTCGTCTGCCACACCCCGTCCACATGCGCCTGACCATACGTACCTAAAATGACTCTTGAAGCATCCAACATTTCTTTTTCCTCCTCAAAATAATCCATAATGTAGTTCGGGATTTCATAGAATCCTCGTTGTTAACAAGCTACTTTATTTCTGCTGATCGCCTTGAATTGCTTATACACGTAAAATGCTTATTTATTGCACGTAAAATGTGCCGAACAGCTGCTCCATCACGTCGGTGAGCTTCACGTTCCATTGCAGGAACACTTGATCCGGCTCCGGTTTGATGACTGGTGCATCGCCGTAGTAAGCCGGGTCGAGAATGACATCGTAGCCGTCTGCTTCGATGACGTTGCTCAGCGACAGCTGTGCCAGGTATTCTTTGATTGCACCGATAAGCGCCAGACGACCTTCCACCGTGTTGTTGATTTTGCCAATGTATGTCTCTTCGGCTGCACGCTGCAAGTCAGCGTTAATAGCGTCCATAACGCGGATGGAACGGATTTTCTTCCATGCGTTGTTTTGTCCGGCAGACGGGTTTACCAAGCTGTTGATGCCACGCAGCGCTTTGACCTGACGGCCGTCGAAGAACAGCAGGAAGACACCATTACGGACAGCCTGCTCCTGCTCGGAACGTGTCCAGCGGCGGGTTACATCCTCAAATGGCGTAACCGCATATGTTGCCGATTGATTCAGACGTTGGCCTGCGATCAGTCCGGCTACATAAGCAGCCGTTTGGGCAGAACTGTAGTCCGTACCTGACAGACGTACGCCTGTACCGACGTTCACGATGCCTTCATGGTTCAGTGCCAGGGAACGTGCAGAGGCCACGCTGACGGCTGTTTTGGACACATCATCTGCCGCAGAACCGCCGAATACAGCGATTACGCCTTTACCTTCGTTGCGGACACGCTTGATCCAGGCAGCAAAGCTTTGCAGCAATGCCAGATCGGCTGCATAATCCAGGGCCAAGACATTAAATTCCTGTCCTTCAAGTGCCTCCTGCATCGCGATGTAATCTGCATTAACCAGCTTGCTATTGCCGCTGTTGCCGCCAGTGAGGTGTACGCCGCTGACATCCACCGGAATGCCGCCGTCGCCGACAACCTCAGCCTTCACCCATACGTTTTCGCTGTTCTCGTTCATGGCCTTGGCAATGGAGGCAGCCGTACCGTCACTGCCTTTGTACGTACCGAGCAGCTTGGTTCCTTCATAAAGGCGCACCTCACGTGCTTGCTCATCACCCAAAGTTGGCTGTACAGTTACAGCAAAACCATTACCGCGGCTACCTGTATACAAAGCCTTCAGGCGCAGCACATCCGCTGGGGTCTCACCGCCGCTTTTCAGTGTCACAGATGCTTCAGCAGCTGTATCATCTGCCAAACGGTAGGCTAACAGCTTTTTCGGACCGCCCAGCAAAGCCAGATACAGCGTCGAATACGCGGTCGCACCGTCCAGACTGTCACCCGAAAAGATTTGGCTGATTGCCGTTTCACTGCCGATCTCTACAAACTCACGTACAGGGCCCCAATTCGCCTTAACGGGTACAACGACCGTACCACGCGACCCACCTTGAATCGCTGAAGCTGCTGCTGCCTGAAAATTCATATACAAACCCGGCAATACCGGTTTATTCGTGTTTTCCCATGTTCCGCCTGCCATAATTAGTCCACCTTCGCTTTCATAAATTGTTCGATTTTAGTGTGTGCTTCTGCTACTGTAAACAGCTTGTCCTGTGTGCCAAAAAAGGCGCCTGCCAGCACTTCTTCTTTCACGGAAAACAATTGTTCTGCGTGCTCCTTTAGCTCCTCCAGCGTATAGCGGGGGCCACTTGCTTCCTGCCCGGAATGTACCGGGGCCTTCTCATGGTTTTCCAAGGTCACTCGGACCACCTCATTTCAAAATAGGATGAATTTCCACTCTGCGAATCAACGCCGCTTCCTCAGCTGGGCGCATACGCCGCTGTACCAGCATCAGCCGAAGCTGACCATCTAAAATGGCATCTGCCTGCAAATCGGCTGAAGCTTCAGCTGTAGACATATAACGGCCCTTGTCCTGATCCAGAGGAAGCTGGATTTGAGCGGCAAAGCCCTCGATCAGTGCGGAAGCTGCACGGTTTTCCTCGGTGGTGTCCGGGGCGGTAATATGCCCGATGAACCGTTTGCGCAGCTCATACATGGAGGCTCCCGCCATCCTAGTTTCGCAGCCGCTCATCCGCCATAGTACCGCTTGCCGCCCCGGCTGTGCGGGCCATGCGTCGGCGTATAC